AGCAGCTAACTTCACAGCAGCACTTGCTCGCCGTGGTGTAGCAAAGCTACGTGGAGCAAACGTACAGACACGCGAAGGCGGTCTATACACTGCACTAATCCACCCAGATGTTTCATACGATCTTCGTTCTGAAGCACAGACATCAGGATCTGCTGTATGGCAGCTCCCACACACATACACCGACGCAGGTGTAGGTAACCTTTGGTCAGGCGAGATCGGTATCTTCGATCAGGTTCGCTACATCGAGACACCTCGTGCAGAATCTATCTCAGGTTCTGGTACATCAAAGGTATACGCAACAGTTCTTCTTGGAAAGCAGGCTCTTATTGAGGCTGTCTCATACGAGCCAAAGACTGTTATCGGTCCAGTTACAGATAAGTTGATGCGCTTCCGCCCAGCGGGTTGGAAGGGTCTACTTGGATGGAACGTCTTCCGTACAGAAGCACGTTACGTTATCAAGACCAAGTCAAGCATCGCATCTTAATTTGGCGGGAAGGGGCAGGCAACTGCCCCTTCCTACTTTAAGGAAACTATGAGCGAAGAACTAAACCTAATCACACCGCTTCAAGCATACGCTTTCGAAGCACATGAAATGTACAAGGCGTTTATTGACGCTGGTTTTACAGATGGTGAAGCTTGGGATTTATTGCTACGCCAATTACCAGAGTGGGAATTTCCCGCACCAATGTCAATGAATGACATGGATGATTACGAAGAAGAGGATGAAGATGCCTAAAGTTGGAAAGAAAGAATTTGCATACACCCCAAAGGGTATGGCAATGGCAAAGATGGAAGCAATGAAGACTGGAAAGAAGATGGCTGTTAAGAAGCCTACTGTTAAGAAGGCAAAGAAGAAGTAATGCCAAAGAAGAAACAAGTTTGGGATAAACCAAACCCAAAGAAAGTTTCTAAGCCTTTGACATCTGCCCAAAAGGCAAGTGCTAAGGCTGCAGCCAAAGCTGCTGGACGACCATATCCAAACCTAGTTGACAACATGAGAGCAGCAAAGAAGAAGTAAATGGACCCAAGACTAAAGCGAGCAGGTGTATCTGGCTTTAATAAGCCAAAGGCTACACCGAATCACCCAAAGAAGTCACATGTTGTTGTAGCCAAATCTGGCTCACAAGTAAAGACTATTCGTTTTGGTCAGCAAGGTGTCTCTGGTTCACCGCAGAAATCTGGTGAAACAAAGAAGTATCGTCAGCGACGTCAATCATTTAAGGCTAGACATTCAAAGAATATATCTAAAGGTGTTATGTCAGCAGCCTACTGGGCAGACAAGGTGAAGTGGTAATGTCGAAGATATTTCGTGGACCAACATATAAGTACAGACCAGGTCGTGAGTACGACCTATGGTTTGTTTCTTATCCTATTGGTAAGACAGTCGCTAAAGTAAATGGAACCTGGAGAACGATGGTTGTTCCCTATGATCCAGATCTAGCGACATATGACCGCGTACTACGCGGTGGTTATGACAATCTCATAACAGATGCAGAAGCAGCAGAACTAACGGCAGCAGGATATGGAGATTACATTTTCGATGAGTAACTGTAGATCAGGTTGCAAGACACAAGACCACGCTAACTGGGGTGAATGTGCCAAGGCTGCCAACTTTAGTATTACAGATCCTTTGTCTAGTGCAGCATCAAAGCTTGCCAACAAAGAACTTGATGCGTATAGAAACGCAAGGAAAGATGGCATTCAGCCAGCATCAACCAAGATGAAGGATATCCAGAAGGCTGTCCAAATGTCTGATAAGGCAGGAAAGGCGTTACAAGCATAATGGCTACGTTAAACGAATTAACAGAACAAACGCTTGGTGAGATCAATGGTTATGTTCGCAACCAGGAATCAGTCACGATTGCACTAAACGTTGTTGCTGCCAATGACTTATCTATTGCAGTAGATGATGCCTCTGCTGTCAGCAAAGGTATTGTTGAGATTGATGATGAACTTCTATATGTAAAGAAGTCTATTGCAGCAAGCGGTACTCTTCAAATCCTTGGAACTGCAGCTAATACTGTTGGTCGTGGATGGCGTGGAACTACAGCAACTAGCCACGTATCTGGTTCTGTCATAAGAAACAATCCTTTATTTCCAAAGACTCAAGTCAAGCGAGCAATTCTTGAAACAATTAAGGGAATGAACTTCCCTGTTATTAAACAAACAAATTTTGATTTTACAGGTTCTCAATATGCATACTCATTGCCAAGCGAATTGGAAGATATCACTGGAGTCTCTTGGGAACTACCAGATTCAACTGGTGTATGGGCTCTTATTAAAAGATGGCGTATTGACACGAACTACTATGATGAAGATACCAATACGTACGGTCAAGCCATTGTTCTCAACGAAGCACCTATGGCTGGTGCTCGTGTTAACATTCAATACACAGCATTCCCTACAACGATTACAGACAACCAGCAATTAACTGTTAGTGGATTGCCAAACTCATGCGAAGATGTTGTTCGCTTTGGTGCTATGTATCGACTACTTTCAACAGTAGACCCAGGCAAGGTAATTGCCACATCTGTTTCAGCAGACGCATTAGATCAACCAGTATCTGCTGGTGCATCTACCACCACTGCTAAATATCTTTTCCAGCTTTACTCAGTACGACTAGCAGAAGAAACTGCAAAAGCGCAAGCAAACTTCCTCAACACAATCCAGTACCAGAGGTGATGAATGACAACTCCAGCACGTTACTATAGTTCGAATGCAGCCAAGACAACCCTTGCTGCATCGATCAGTTCGTCAGCAACAAGCCTTACGCTTGCTGCTGCAAGCAATCTTCCAGCACAGTATCCCTACACACTCATTCTTGAGAAGGATACAGCTAATGAAGAAGTAGTTGAAGTTACCAGTCTGGTAGGTTCCGCCTACCAGATCACTCGTAACATTGACTCATCAGGTGCTAAGGCACACGCCTTTGGTGCTAACGTTGAACACGGTGTATCGGCTCGAGACTTTACCGAGTCTCGCCAACACGAAGTTACAACCACAAACGTACACGGAGTAACTGGTGATGTTGTCGGTACAGGTGGCGCACAAACCCTGAGTGGAACAAAGACTTTATCTGCAGCAATCATCACCGCTGCTGGAATCATCAATGCTAACAACTACAGAATTACAAATGTAGCAACACCAACAACATCTGGTGACGCAGCAAACGTAGCATACGTAACTGGTATTGCAGGATCTGCAACCGCTGCTGCAAGCAGTGCAACTGCTGCAGCAACTAGTGCAGCAAGTGCTGCTACTTCAGCAACCTCCGCTGCTACCTCGGCATCGAGTGCATCTACCTTTGCAAGCAACGCATCTGCAGCATCCTCCGCTGCAGCCACGTCAGCAACATCGGCAGCAGCCAGTGCAACCGCAGCAGCAACCAGTGCTACATCTTCTGCAGCCTCTGCCACAGCAGCAGCTACTTCAGCATCTAGTGCATCTACTTTCGCAACATCGGCTGCAACGTCTGCTACATCTGCAGCGACAAGCGCAACCAGTGCAGAAACGTCTGCATCGGCTGCTCTCACATCAGCCAACTCAGCAGCCACTAGCGCAACATCTGCAGGAACATCAGCATCATCTGCTGCTGGGTCTGCGTCATCTGTTGCTGGTCAGGTTGCATCTGGTCTTGTTCGAGACATGGGGGATATTACATCTGCCGACAACTCAACTGGAACATGGATTTCTTTATCATCTCTTGAAGCTAATGCAAGCGCATCGGCTAGCTCTGCAGCAACCAGTGCATCAAGTGCATTAACTTCTGCAACTTCCGCTGGGTCATCTGCATCAACTGCTTCCGCTTCCGCAGCAACAGCAACTACATCGGCAGCCACCGCAGTAACATCTGCAGCCCAAGCTGCTACATCTGCCTCTAGTGCTGCAACATCACAAGCGTCCGCTGCGACTAGCGCATCATCTGCTGCTACTAGTGCTGGATCTGCTGGCGTATCAGCCACCGATGCAGCAACTAGTGCAACTAGTTCTGCTGCATCACAATCAGCTGCAGCAACGTCAGCATCTTCCGCTGCTACATCAGCTGGATCTTCTGGTGTCAATGCAAGCAATGCATTAACCAGCGCAAACTCGGCTGCAACATCAGCATCGAGTGCTTTAACATCGCAGACTTCGGCTGCGACATCAGCGTCTTCTGCAGCAACTTCTGCATCTAGTGCTGCAGCAAGTGCCACTACGGCAGCAAGTTATATACCAACTATAACTTCTGGTGTAAGTGGTTATTTCTTAACAAACAACGGAACCTCAGCTAACTGGGCTTCCTTATCAGATTGGGGAACGATCTAATGCCATTCGCATTCCAACGCCGTAGAGGAACTACGGCACAACACGCATCCTTTACAGGGCTACTGGGCGAATTGACAGTAGATACTGATAAGGACACAGTAGTAGTACATGATGGATCCACAGCAGGTGGATTCCCTCTAGCTCGTGCAGCAGGTGGAACACTTGCTGATACAACTATCAGAGGAATCGAAGAAGATATAAATGTTGTGGCTTCTGCTGCAACTGGAACTATCAACTTTGAATTTGGTACAGCATCGATCTGGTACTACACATCCAATGCAACAGCTAACCACACACTTAACTTTAGATACAGTAGCACTGTATCTCTGAACACAGCACTGCCAGTAGGAGACACACTTACACTTGTATGGCTTAACACCAACGGTGCAACTGCTTACTACCCAAGCACAATTCAGATTGATGGAACATCAGTCACTCCAAAGTGGCAGGGTGGTACAGCGGTAGCTGCTGGTAACGCATCATCTATTGATGCTTATGTATTTACAATTATTAAGACAGCATCTGCAACATTTACAGTATTAGCATCGCAAACTAAGTTTGCTTAATAGGGGGTAGTCATGCCGTTGCTTACAACGCAATCTGCAAAGGGATTTGGGTTTAGCACAGCCATTGCTGGTCCAACAGAAACTAATGCTTACTGGGCTTTGGCAGATACAACAGTATCTTCAAGCACATCATCTATTGAATTTACATCAATCACAACTACAGGATACAAGCATCTTGAGATAAGAGCATTCTGGGTTCCGACAGTCAGTTCTGGTAGTGATGGACTTAGAATACAATTTAATGGTGATACTGGAACAAACTATTTAAGTCATTATATTTATGGAACTGGCGATGATTTATCTGGCGGAAATTATTCAGGAACAACCAAACAAACACATGGTTGGGTTGCATATACAGGATCTCCAGCAGAAACATATGGTGGAACAGTATTTGTTTTAAGAATTCCAGACTATACATCAACAACTAAAAAGATTACTTACTGGTCAACTGAAGGTAGAGTCAAAGACAACAATACTGGCGGAAATCATGGTGAAATAAATACTGGAATTTATGCCACTACAGGATCTGCAATATCTTCAATTAAATTCTTTTGTTCAAACGGAAACATTGGGGCAAATTCAAAATTTGCTCTTTATGGAATTAAGGGGTAAACAATGCCAACAAGTACATTCACTCCGTTATACACAATCACTACAACATCAACAGTAACTGAAGTCAGTATTGATATATCTTCATTTACAGACTACACAGATCTTGTAATGTATATATTTCCATTTGAAGAAACAGCAGATACCAATGGGTTGCGTTTAAGATTTAACAACGACACAGGAAGTAACTATGGCGGAAACTTTCAATGGGCTAGAAACGTATCAGCCGCTGGTACAGGTTTTGACAGTTCGGAAGAATATAGCGGCGATAGCATTGCAACAGCTTGGTACATAGCACCAGGAAGCACATCGCAATCAACTCCAACAACTTTTTATATTGATATTCATCAATATAGAAATACTAATCTTTACAAGCAAGTTCAAATAAAAGCTAGAAAGTCTAATAGTTCCGCAGAATTTAATACTGGAATATGGAAAAGCACATCAGCAATTACCAGTATTCAAATTAGAACAAGTGGTGGATCTGGCAACAGAGTCGTAGCAGGAACTAAGATTGCTATCTGGGGAATAAAGGCGGGTTCATAATGGCTAATACATTTGATCTTATTGAGAGCAAAATTATATCTACAGCTTCAAATGTTTCATTTACCAATTTGCCTACTACATACGATGATCTGTGTTTCCACATTTCTGCACGAACAACAAGAAACGCAACATCAGATACAATTTTGTTCAGGCTAAATAATGACAGCGGAACTAATTATGTTTACAAGCAAATGTATGCATATGATGGGGGTGTTGGTGGATATGAAAATAGTAGTGGATATACAGCAATGTTTAGCCAATGTTTATCAGCTAATGGATCTGCCAATGCTTTTAATGTTGGTTGGTACTACTTGCCACAATATAGAAACACAAGTTATTGGAAAGACATTATTGGCGATAGCGGATACCCAAGTGATACTGGTGCTGCTTGGCAATTAGATTTATGGGCAGCCACTTGGAAAAACACCTCAGCAGTTACATCTTTAGATTTTTTTGGTGGAATTTCTGACAACATTGCAGTAGGAACTATAATTTCACTTTACGGTATTAAATACACAGCATAGGAGAAACCAATGACAAAACCATCAAAACTAATAATCAACTGCGAAACTGGTGAAGAGACAGTAGTTGAGTTAACTGATACAGAAGTTGCTCAAATGGAAGCAGATAGGGCTGCATGGGCAGTACAAGAAGCAGCTCGCGCAGCAGCAACTGCAGCAAAGGCTGCAGCAAAAGCAGCAGCACATGAGAAGTTAGCAGCACTTGGTCTAAGTGCTGAAGAAATCGCAGCACTCTAAAGGAGATAACATGAACGCAAAAGTACAAGCAGCAGCATTATCTTGGTTCCGTGCAGCAGCAGCATCTGCTATCGCACTCTACCTTGCAGGACAGACGGACCTTAAGGTCTTAGCAACAGCAGCATTAACAGGATTCCTCGGACCAGTTCTTAAGTGGCTCGACGGATCTTCAACAGACTTCGGTCGCGGAGCAGAGTAATGTCTACCAACGAATGGGCTGGCTTGGCTGTTGCCACTGCCACAATAGTTGCCAGCTTTGCTGGCTCAGTTCGTTGGTTAGTAAAGCACTACCTCACAGAATTGAAACCAAATTCAGGAAGCTCGATGCGTGACTCACTCGATAGATTAGAGAAGCGCGTTGATTCTTTGTATGAACTAGTAGCTGGAAAGAATCGTGAATGACAACTGTAGCCAAGAAAGCCACACCTGCTGCACTTGCTGTGCTCCGTCAAGCGACGGCACTGCAACCAAAGCGGAAGAAAGCAAGCGATGGTCTTCTACCATCTGCTGCTCACATCAAGCAGAGTCCGACTTCGGACCACAATACTGGGCTAGCAGCAGACCTTACTCATGATCCAGACAATGGTATTGATTGTGCAGAAATATTTGAAAAGCTTAAGGAAGACAAGCGTGTTTCATACCTTATCTTCAAAGGCAAGATCTGGTCTAAAGAAAAATCCAAGCTGGGAAACAGACGGTACACTGGGAGTAATCCTCACAATAAGCATCTACATATTTCTATTAATGCCACTGATGCTGCCGATACTTCTCCATGGTTTTGGTGGATGAATCAACCAAAGATTATTAATCAGGTCAAAGCAGCGATTGTTGCACTGCCAGTAAAGAAAGCATACCCAGCAGAAGATACATCTAAATGCTGTCAGCACTGCCCATCTAAGAAGTAGGAGATAAGTCGTGGCAACGAATAACAAAGCCCTAGTTGGTGACCTACCGATTATCCTGAGCCAGTCGATTCCGACTGCGCTTGTAAAGTATAAGCGAGAAGACTTTGCTGCAAGCTACGCTATTGGTAACACACCATGGTTATCTGCAGCCAACGACCAGAACCGTATCAGTCGTATCACGACTACATACCAGAAGGAACGTATCGACCAAGGTTCATCCGCTGGTGAAAACTCTTTATCTAACTGGTGGCTTCGTTCTGCTACATCATGGAACCATGGTGCTGGTGAACGCTACTACGATGCTGACCAATCAGACCTTTACAGAT